AGGTTGGTGGTGGCGTTACCTCCGCCGTCATGGTTAAAACTTCCCGACCCACCTGCGCCATTAAACCCTTGGCCTGCCGTACCAGCACCGCCACCTGAACCAAATGTTCCGCCGCCACAACCACCAGCGCCGTTATAACCGCCACCGCCACCGAGGGACGTCACTGTGTGGAAAACCGAGTTGCTTCCTGTTCCACCGCCTCCGCCGCCTCCAGCTCCAACAGTGACAACATAAGTACCTGAGATTATTGACAAGGCTGTTTCAACAGAAGTACCTCGACCGCTTGCAGTTACTGTCGAGCGAAGCCCACCACCTCCACCACCACCGTAGTAATCGTTTCCTCCACCACCGCCACCTGCGAGCACCATGTAGCCAACCGTGTAGTCCGTTACTGAAGCTCCCGCCCAATAATTTGCGACCTGACCAGTGTTACCACGGCGACCACGAGGGCTTAAAGCGCCACCACCGATGGCTTTGCCACCTGCTGTATTTTTACTAAATGTAGGCACCTAGTACCCCTTAAGCAATTACGTTGACGTACCCGCTGATGCAAATCACGTTCGCAGTAGCAGCAAATGCTCGAACGACCAACGCCGTCGCGTTGCCCTTGACGATCAAACCAGGAACAATGAGGTACAAGCCATTCTCTGCCTTAACGGTGTACTCGATGTGGTCATCAGGAGAAGCGACCCCGCCCCATTCGATAGTTAACTTGACGTCAGAAGCAGAAGTGTTGACTGCATACAGCCAAACTTCATGCAGTGTCGCTGGGGTAGTGGAACCAGTGTGGATCGTGGTTCCAGCTGTAGCGGTTGCAGCAACCTTGATTTGTTTGCCATCGGTTGATCCGCTGAGGATTGATTTACTGAAAGTTGCCATATATGTTCTCCTAGATCGTTACTTAACTTGTGAAAATTGCTGCTGCCAGCACAAACTGGTCATCTTGGGAAGAGTTGATAACAAACGCCGTTGTAGCAACCTGGGTCGTGCTTGTGCTTGCTGCAGCCGTAGGAGCAGCAGGAGTTCCCGTAAATGTTGGGCTGGCAATATCGGCCTTCAAAGCCACGTTGGCAACAGTTGCATAAGTTGACGCAGCAGTAGTGGAATCCAATTTGGATGAAACCAAATTGGTTATTGCCGTAGTCGTAGAAACGTACTCTGCAACATCCAAAACAGAAACCTTCTTGGTTTCCGTCGCAGACACATCAACGATTGGCAAGACATCGCCAGCAACAATATTTGCGGCTGTTAATGCCGTTAACGTAGAAATCTTTTTATCAGCCATTACCCATTACTCGCTTCCAATAGCAAAAACGATCCATCTTCTAATAGCAAATCCGTTCCGTCCTCTAATTCGAGGTTAGAAACAACAAAATCGGGGTCAGACCAAAAGTTGTTAGCCAAATCAGCCAACGTAAACCCAGGTGCACCCTGACTGACGTAATACTGATGTTCAGCCAAACCGCTAAAAGCAGTACCTGTGGCAGCACGATGTGCCGCCAACAGGTCGGTTAACGTCCTGCCAGCAGTCGGGTACATAACTGTCAGCGACTCGAACATTGCATCGTTTGTTGTCGCCATCAGCTAAACACCTGTGCAGCCAAAATGCTCTGATCACCCTCGCTGAATCCAGCTGCGAGCTTCGCTAAGGTAACAGCCCCATCCTGAATCTTTGTCGTGGTGACCGCATTCGCATCAAGGTTTGTGCCAGCCGCTAACGCTTCAACAAAAGTCTTTACGTCAACGAAGTTTGAGTTGACCTGACTTGCGGACGCAGTCTGACCGTTCGTGAATTGATATGTGACGTTTAAAGTAGCCATTAACTTCTAACCCTTCTTGGTGTGTACTTAAATGCAATTGAATCGATACCCCACGAATACCCAGGAGAACCAACTATCTCCAACTGAGCAGACCTAGCCAAACCAATGTTCTTACCAGTTTTCAAAAAAGATCCTTGAGATTCAGCACCCCAAACATCCGTGCCCCAAACCATTGTTCCCCAACGACCACCCGAACCACCAGCTTCGAGAAGCAAACTAAAAATTCGTTGCTCATTTCCAGCTGCTTCCTCATAGTCGTGATACACGCGAACCTGCAAGGTTCGCTCATCATTCGATTGTTTAACAATCAGATCAGGGCGACGAAACATTTTTTTCTGCGAATAGTTACCGCCATCAACAAAACGTGTCCTATAAAGCGAATCGAAAGCAACATCGGTTCCTGTGATGTTGTCATTTTCGAACGAATACAAATCAACAGATAAAATTCTTGCCTGCACAGGATGAAGAGCGGCATGAACAACCTGTCCCGAGGTGAACACAACTGTGCAGCCACCTGCGACCCCGTAATCGTCGGATGTTTGGAACAATGTGTAAGCACCCCCTTCACCCAACGAAGGATCAAAAACAAAAGAGTAGGTGGGGTTACTGGTTGAGGTTCCGTCTTCCTGATAGGGCAACGACAGCCAAATACGGCGGTTGATGTTGGACAGCCAAATCTTGTCTTTAGAAGTGGATGTCACCAAACCTAATTGGATGATCGGGCGTATCTGCATGAACACGTCAACAACCTGATTTCCCGTGTAAACAAACAAACCATCAGGCCAAGAGAAAAAGAACACACCGCTTTCGGTGGCAATCACAGCATGCGAATTGACACAGCCAACCTTGTCAGTCACTTGCACCACCTGGAAAGTGTCCGAATCGTAACCAAATATCGCATAAACAGCTTTAGGTTTAAACACCACAAGATGACCAGCGAAAGGAACAATCGCAACAATTCCTTGACCACCATCATTGATGTCAATGAAATCGTCAGAAGCCCAAGACTCAGGGGAGTTCTCATGCGACCAACGAATACGGTTCGGATGAGCAGTACCACCCTCACTTGTGTTCGCCACCCAAAGTTTACCTGCGTGCGTAGCAATCAAATTCGCTATCGGCATGTGCGTGCCAGTAGGTGTCAAATAGTTATCCTGAAACGCACCAGCCTGACTCGCAGTCAAAGTAGAAGCGGAACCAGCCCCACCCCACTTGTAGCCAACACCACCAGTAGACATATACAAAGTTGAACCCCAAGAAGCAAAACCTGCACCAAACGCACAAGAAACAGAAACACCAATAGACGTAGCATCACTATTCGTCGAATAATAGACGTCACCCTGCGAACCGCCAGCAGGAGCAGTACTCAACATCAAAAAGTTTGATGTACCGTTAAACGCAAAACAGTTCTGAGGATTCCAATTACTCCCCACAACAGGGGTCGAATTGATACGACGCATAGCCCCACGAGAAAACACCCCGCCTCGAGGATCAATTTCCACATTCAACATACGAGGGGACTCATTTTCTGCCAACTGAAACTGATCAGCCCGCAAATTCAGACCACCCGTAAAATCATCCTGACGGACAATGGTCAACTCACCCATCAGACAGGCCAGTTCTGTGCACGCCCAAGTTCCTGCATCCAACGACGATCATTGTTCGTTACAGCACCACCAGCGTAAATCATCGGGCGAGCAGAAGGGGAATGCATCAAATCTTTTCGTGCAAGCTGCACAGCATCCTCAAAAGACTCCTCATACATTTTCGCCAACTCAGGATCCTCTTGACGTTTATATGCCATCGCGATCGCGTAATACGCGAGAGGAGTATGTAAACGCACATCGGCATCGACCTGCAATGCAGTGTTGGTCAGCCACTCATAGGTTGGATAGCGGTAACCGCGAACAACCATCGGATAAACCGTTTGAGGCTTGGGCCACAAATGAATCGACTCGGCCCACTCAGCAAAATACAGGGGACGGGAAGCAACGTCCAGGTTCCCAATCCAAATACGCTCAGCATCATCATAAGCAATCATCTGTAAACGATTACCCGCAGTACTTGAATCAACGATCGAAATGATCTCCCTCAAAGTCCCATTGCCGATAGCGGCAATAGGGTAGGTGCGCTGATCTGTGACAGTGTTAAAAGTTTGTGATGTTTCAAGAAAAGGCCAACGACGCTCAAGGTTTATTACACGCTGATACCCGTCACGAAGGAAGGTACGGACAAGCGAAAGGGGAAGATCGTCCTCATCGAGGTCGATCACATCACGCACAAGCGTCACAAGTTCAGCGCTAGTACTCAATCAATAACCTTCCCTGCTTTAACCGCATTCAGATGCCCGATGCAGTAATCAGTACTTTTGGCCTTATGCCCATTGCAGGTGTCATTTTCTGCGACACAACGATTACGCCCCACATACGGCCCCGAAGGGGGAGCAGGACGTGAACCAGGAGGAGATGAAGCAGGACGTGCACTGCGTGTTGCTGGTTCGCCATAAAGGGCATGAACAAGTTTTATTGCCATACCCTTATGGATAATTAGTTACCTACAAAAATTCCCCCACCTTTCGGCAGGGGAACTTGACATCACAAGAGTGATGAGTAACTACTTATTCTTGTAAAGAGCTTTCACCGAACGCTTGTTGATGTCCTGTGAAGCACTCTTGCCTGAACCAGCTGCTGCTTTCTTAACTTTGGCAACTGGTTTCGCTTTCCCTGGTGCAACGCTTGGTTGAACGATGCGACCTGAACGGAACATGTCACCAGCCTTGTACTTTCCATCTTTGCCTGGGCCTTTAGATGCAGCGCCTGTTGCGATATCTCGCACACCACGCTTACCTGAACCAGCTGCGGATTTTCCTTTTGCTGCTTTGCTTTTCATATCGTACATAATTTTCCTTCTTGATAGCCACTAATCAAATATTAGAAACGGCGGGGAATTTCTGTTCCCCGCCGTTTCGATTTCCTCAAAAACGCTTACGCAGTTTTCGCGGTCAGCTTGCCCTGCTTGGCACGGTTACGACAAGTCAAGTTGCCGTAGCACATGATCAACGCATAGCGAGCGTCCATGTTTTCAGGACGGATAAATTCCGTCTGCTGGAACCACTTATCGGAGTGACCAACAAGTGTCAGATACTTGGTGTTCAAGAAGAAGAACGTACCCGCTGTGCAATGCACGTCATACATAACTGGAGCAGCCTTGAACAACATGTTCTGAAAGCCCATGTCGGCATACTTGGTGTCAGTGAAACGAAGTGCTGGTTGCAGCAACGACTCATACTTCTCAAACAAAGTTTGCGTAGTCAACAACAGGTCAGGATGGTCATTACCAACCGAAATGCTGTTGTAAGCGGTGTTCATCTGTGCAACAGTCAAAGCACCAGCAGTGTTCTCTTCATAAGAACGCCAAAACTCGTTTCCAGCAGTTGCAGAGTTGATACCGCCAACAGTGTTGCCACTTTCAACGATCGCACCCAAGCCCAGCCAGTTTTTGCCGCTGTTGCCCGTTCCGTCACCGAAGAACATTTGGTTGAAACCTTCACGCATTGACTCTTCAGCCTGCATGATTTTGGCTTCCAACAAGTTGATGATTTCTGCTTCACCATTGTTCTTGGCTTCTTCGATACCGCTGATAGCGATCGAAGCAGCGTACTGCTTCCATTCGTACTCAGCAGCTGAAATGCCGTCTTGTGGGGTCAACGAAATAGTTTCGTAACCCGAGTATGAACCAACAGTGCTGTTCTGACCGTAGATCAGAGGTTCAACAATTTTGGTTCCACCGCTGACCATACGAACACGACCCTTGTCCATAAGTGCAGCAGACAGCGGACGTGCAGTGAACACGTTGTCTGTCAGTTGGTTCCGATAATTAGCGAGCGTTGTTGAGAGCAACGCATCAAAGTTTGAGTTAGCTGGCATAATATTTTCCTTTTAGTTAGTAAGAAGAAATGCCGAGTTGGCGTTTAGCCAAATCGAAAGCATCCCTGAGATTGGTGACTGGCCCAGATGAAGAGTCCGCAGACGATGCGCTTCCACCCGACGAAACCACTGACGCCTGACGCTTCGCCTCAGTCACCTGAGATTCCACAGCCCTTTTATTGGCTACAGAAGCTTGCTGTGCTTGAAGTTTTGCGTTCATACGGTCAAAAGCAATCGTCTTGTAGACACTTTCCAAGTTTGTTGCACCACTCGCAAGAGCAGAAGCAACAACCTCGTTAGCATCGAAATCGTCCCCATAACGGGCTTGTAAAACAGAAAGTTCGCTCTCCAACTTGTCAACCATTTGCTGCTCTTCAAAAGCAGCAAGACGTTGATCAAGTTTTCTCAATGCCAGTTCCTGAGGATCCGCATACAGATCCTCTTCCGATTGATCTGTCTGAGAAACCCCATAATGGGACTTCAGCAATTCGATGGTGTTAACGGGGTCATTGTCCAACGCTTGTTGGATTGCGCTCGCAAACTGAACACTCTTCCTTTGCTCCGCCAAATCCTGTGTCTTACGGGTATAGTCCGCTTGACGCTGGTATCCAGCTAAAGCTTCCTTGAGAGGAACTTCAATTTCTTCTCCATCAACGGGAAGTTTTACACGATATTCTGCGTATTCATCCCAAGAGAAATATTGAGGTTCAACCTCTTGGACATCAACAACTTCGGGAGCATCAACTTGCCCATCAAGTGGGGCTGCCTCTACCTCGGCTACTGAATCATTCATATCTGTCATTTAGAGTCCTTTGTTCGGTTGCTCTATATGGGTAGATATGTCGTTACATATTTGGTAAATCTAAACCTGTTTTAGTTTGCAACTGTGCAAGCACAGCAGGATCAATTGAACTCTGATACATACCATCTTGAGGCATTGCCTGATCAGGCATACCAGGAGGCATACCGCCCTCAAGTTGCGGAGGGGCTTGCTGTTGCATACCAGGCTGCATCTGCGGTGCAGCCAAAAATGCTTCAGGTGCTTTAATACCGAAACCAAACTGCAACACATGTCGAGCCAACGCAGGTAGATCAACGACACCCGCACCAACAAACGGTGCCATCGCATCAACCATCTGCAACGCCATCTGACGTCGGAACGACTCGTTAACTGGGGCAGTGGAACCACCCTCAACTTCAAAATCGAACTCACCATTGATGTAGTCGTTATCAAACGTCACCCACAGTGGCATCTGCTGAGAACCAACAACACGAGCAACCTGCTCACCTGTCATGTACTGCTGGGCGATACCAACCAAACGGCGTGCACAATGAGCGATTGCCTTTTCAATGATTGCAAGCTTGTCTGAGGAACGGGCGTTTGCAGCATCTTGCAACATGGCAGCTTCAGTAGCTGTACGTCGAATCTCAGGAAGAGCACCACGCGCATACTCAGAAATACCTGTGATCGCATCCATATCGGACGAGATCATCTCTGACTGGTTGTAGAACTCGGGTGGGTTAATCACCGCAGGCATCGGAGTGACCACAGCACCAATGTTCTCATCACCGATAACGGGAACCAAAACATTGTCGTGATCAGACTCCAAAGCCTGACGACCATCACCATCAAACGCCGACTCCTTGTACAACCACTTTCGTGCAAAACGCTTACGATGATTCATCATCTGCGTACGAGTCGCATTCAACTCATGTTGCAACGGCTCAATGGCCTCCAACTCACCCATTGGATAAAAGTATTCAGGGATGTCATAGTTTCGAATCATCACAAAAGGATGACCAGTAGCAAAAGGGATCTCAATAGGATCCACCAAGAAATGATCCCCACCATCACAAAAAACACTCATCGTGTTTTTCTGAATGTCATACCACTCCCACACCTCAACGTAGGCCTCATCTTTATCCCTGGCCTGACGAGGCTTGGCGCCCTCCTGACCGTACTTCGAATACTGGGTAGGGGCACAAGCCTCGCGAGCAGCTTTCTTGTATCGCTTATCTGCTTTCACCTCAACCAATGGACGCTTGATTCGTTGAGCAATCCAACGAACGTCATTCATGCAGGTCGCATCAGGATCCACATAAATATCGAACGGGGAGATCCGCTCCAAAAATGGGCGATCCTCCAAAATGATCGTTTCGGTTTCCACCGCAGAAACAGGCTGAGACTCATCAGCATAAATGTCATCACCCAACTCAGCATGAGGATCCATCTCCTTGACACGCTCTTCTTCAACGAAGCGATACCCAACTTTCAACCAACCAAAACCACAAATCAAAAAGTCCTTGACAGCACGACGGAATTCATCCTGGCAGCCATAATGACGCCACCAATAGTTGACAATCGCCTCAGTAACAATCGCCTTCGGCCCATCTTCAGGCTTACGACCCGAAACAGTGATCTTCGGATGGCTGACAGAAACGCTGGGAGCAACCACGTTAATCGTTGCAAACGCACGATTAACCAGCAAACGATCCTCTTCAGAAATTTGGTTGTAATGACGACCACGATACAAGTCGATCATTCGACGCCAAAGATCATCATACTTTTCGTCTTTACGCCAACGCTTAGACATCTCCAACTTTTTTCGATAACGAACAAGATGTTCTTTATGAGAGGTGCGTGCCACTATTTGTCCTTTGTTCCTTCATGCCATCCGATGTGCTGATCAAGTTTTGATCCGATTTTGTCAACTTTGATTCCAACAAGTTTGAGCAGATCTCGGCCCTCTTCATGTTGTTTCGAGTTTTCTGATCTGAGTTTCTGTAATACAACCACGATTGGCCCTGTGATGATTGCCACGATGATAGGAACCCAACCTGCATCCACGTCACACCCAGCGATTCCCGATTGGCTCAGCTTTTATACCAGCTTCAGCAGCAACACGAACCTGCTCATTAGCACGCTCACGAATAGTAGGCCCATGAAAATCTTCTTTACCATGAGTGAAACCCAAACGAACAGTTTTAATGTGGCAAGCAAAACAAATAGCGCCACGACGCAAAGGTTCATCCGCCTCAAAATCTTTCAGACACGAAGAACAGTTATACAGAGTCACAATAAGAACCGAATTCGTTACGTTCGACTGTTAAATGCACCAATCGGCAACTTTGGATCAACCCTTTTAACCAAAAACTGCTCAAACCACGACAAAGACATCGGCGGAGCAGCCTTAGGCTGCTGATATTCAGCCAAAAACACATGCTTCAACATCTGATTCGCAATAGCCAAACTAATCACACGGTCATCATGAGGTGAACCATGCATTTTCCCGTTGGCTTCTCGAACGAACGTGCGGAGTTCCGCAATCGTTCGTTCGCAGCACAATGCTAATTCATTGTTTCTCATTGCAGCATTTAGCTCGTCGATCGCCAACGGCTTTGATGCCGCCGTTGTGCGCCAACCCAAAATTTCTGTTGCTTGCGGGTTTCTTTGACCTAACCGTCGTTGACGGTAAAGGTTTCGATATCCCACTCGTTGCAACGCTTTCAATGTGGTTAGACCGTGGTTGTTGTTTTCAACTCCCAGGAGCGCATAGTTGTAATACCAGCCGAGTTGTGCGAGCACATCCAAACCAAAGAGATCGGGATCAATGTGCCCATGCCAATGTGCACAAACCTCACCAGTGTGTGCGTTAATAACATGGGCGGTTGAATAGTCGCCATGTCCTAAACCTTCTGCGACGTCAGCACCCACAACATACAAACATTCAGGATCAGGGTATTCCCAAATGGAAAGCGGCCCACCATCTTCGATGAAATCGTATGCGCCACGTTCCTGCAAATCTTGCAAAAATCCTTGAGCAGGCTGCCTCAGCTCGAGAGCACGCAACACGTCAAGATCAAACACAGGTCGACCCGACCTGATAAACGCCTCCTCAGGATCAGACGGATACTCCTGGGCAAGCTGCCAATCAGGTAACTCACGACGTTTCGCCTCATACCAGTCATCATCACGATCTGAAGCAGACCACGGAAAAAACACGCCAACAAACCTGTTCGCACCCGTCTGAGAACCCACCCACAACTGATGAAAAATGTTGCCCTCACCATTAGCTGTAGACAAACAAATAACTCGACCACCAACATCAGCAATAGGTTCAATAGAAGCCCACGCCTCATCACTGTTAGGCAAAAAGGCCATCTCGTCAATAACAACCAAATACACCGATTCACCACGAGCAGGATCATTACCGCTAGGTAAAGATTCGATCGCAGACTCGTTAGAAAACACCATTTTCAACTGGTTATCAGAAACAACAGTCGGGCCACGCTGCATCATCCAAGATGGCAACATCTTGTACCCATACTTCGTTTTCTGCAACAACTTCGCAGCCTCACGTTCCGTTCGAGACAACATGACCACAAAACGATCACCCCAAAAAAACGTCACCCAAAACACATATGCGGAAGCCAACGTCGAAAAACCAATCTGACGTGCCTTCAACACAATCGAATACCTGTTAGTTAACCAAGCCTCAGCCGTAGCACGCTGAGCTACACGCATCTCAAACTTGATACGACCCCGCTCAGGATGCCGAATAAACCAATAATTAGTACAAAAATATGAGAAAGCATCAACAAGTTCCTCGACGGTTGCCCCATCAACACCACGACACTTACGCCATTCCTTCTCATTGAGAAGATCAGACAACTCCATCAGACCGCTTTAAGACTCCTAGTAGAACGCTCACGAACCGCCAACGCACCAATCAACTCATCCAACTCAACATCCGACATCTCCGAAGCCTTCTTATCAGACCGAACCTCAATCTTCTCAGGCGCCATCCGATTAGTAGCCTGCAAATACAGCTGAGCCGACTTCGTGTCACCTTCCAACGCCCGCTCATACAACGTGTCCAACACCCGTTGAGTGCGCTCAGGAGAACCCTGAATGTGATTAACCCGTTTCTCCCACTCGTCACGGAAAACCGTTTTTTTCTCCCAACGACGCAACGTCTTCACATCAACACCGACTGTGCCAGCAAAAGCCGTTTTAGTAGCAGGTTGCCGTTCAGAAGGAACCGTACACAACCAGTCCAAATACTGTTGCTGTTCGGAAGATAAAACCATTTCTTCTCTCATACAACAAAGGCAAAACGTAACAGGTAACGAAAGGGGGGAACCTATAGGAGGGGGGAAAGGACAGAACCCCGCTCCTGACGGGCGGGGTTGCGAGATTGCCTGCACAGCAGGGAATCGCAGCAACACCCCCAAAGGACAACCAGGAAACAAAATGATCAAACGCGGCAAAGAAACCTTCAGTGGCTACAACAAACCCAAAAAGACACCAAACCACCCCACAAAATCACACGCCGTCCTAGCCAAAAAAGGCAGCGAAACAAAACTAATCAGATTCGGACAACAAGGCGTTACAGGATCACCTGACGGCACCCAAAGAAACACAAACTTCAAAACCCGCCACGCCAAAAACATCGCCAAAGGAAACATGTCCGCCGCATACTGGGCAAACAAAGTCAAATGGTAATCACACTCCGCTGCCACACCTGCGACACCACACTCACATCCAACAACATTCATGTTGTCGGATGCCATTGCGATCCCGATTCCCCGAAGTGGGTATCCCTAGGAACCAACGGAAGAATCTACGGATACTCCCAATCCCAATACACCATTATCGAAACCAAGGAATCCTAAAGCTTCACTAGGTGCCCCCAGAATGGCACCAGAAGCGTCCTAAGGCTCGCACAGCGACACAACCCTGACCTTGGGTCAGACATATCCAAAACCATCCACGCGGCCCTGGCACGACGGAGTCCCTAGTCGATTTGGGTGTGGGGGCCCCCTATGCCCCCAGGACGCCTGCGCTTAGTTGGTCTGTAACTCTAGTTCTAGCCCTGAAACCTATACGGGCGCTGGTCTACAGATTCGCCCCAAATACATATATGTAGGCGCGCTTGACATCGTAGATCGATGCCAACGACAGCCCGCGAAACATAAACCAACACAACAAAAAGAGTTTGCATATGCAAATTCGTTACAGAAAAGAGACATTTATCAAAACGTTAGATATTACTTCCGCGCTCGCGGTGTACAAGTCAATCAATGAAGATCAAGTATCAATCGGCAGGTTAGAGGATTCTATTTTGTGGAAGTGGTATTCGATTGCTTATGCGATTATTAATAATCAGATTCAGCGTGATGTGTTTGTGCATCGTGCACGGATGACTGATGAGAATGCGTTGTCGATGGCGGTGAAGATTGCATCGCATGCAGATGTCAGTGCATCGTTTCGCAACAAGTTAGAGAATGGTGAATTTAAATCGTTGCGTGCCGCTTATGATGCTTGCCCTAAGGGTAAGAGTGGTAAGCCGTCGTTGAGTGATGATGAGAAGATCACGAATTTTTATTCTCGTATGACGCCTGCACAACGTAAAAAGCATTTGAAGATTCTTCAGTCGTTGTAATTGTTGCCAGTGTTCGTGCAGAGTTTGCATATGCAAATTCTGCACGATGCAGTGTCAATTGTTGACGCTCGGCCCGATGTCAATCCTGATGTTGTGTCGTAAACATAATAGAAAAGAGAATGCAATGGGTATGTACGAAAAGCAGTTGGAACATGATCTTGATGAATTGGATCAAGTTATTGCAGAGCAAGTTATCCGTGAAAATATTGAGAGGAGATTAAAGTAATGTCCGTTTCCGTAAAGGTTCGCACCAAGGTTTTAAATCTTGGTGTTCGTTTAGAGCAAGTCGCCCATCTAATGGGTGATGCGCATGAACGATTCAATCTTCGCAATGCTCAAGCGACTTGGGCATTGTTTAGATCTACTCATGGCTTCAAGCGTTCTGCTACGAAGTTGTTGACCTATCCTGATGCCCAATTAAAGTTGGGTAAGTCAAAAGAGTTCACTGTCGGTTTGACGTTACAGCATGCGGATGTTTCGGGTGTTGAGACTTGTGCGTGGCGTGGTGAGTGCACGAAAGTGTGTGTGCTTGATAACGGCAATGGGCGTTATGCGAATACGCAGAAGGGTCGGGATGTCAAAACCAAGTTTTTGAATGAGTATCCCGAGTTGTTTGCGGTGCTATTGATTCATGAACTTCGATCGCTTGCACAAAAGTATGAGCGTGTGTTGGTTCGGTTGAATGTGAATAGTGATATTCGTTGGTATCGCATTCTTGTTGATCTAACTAATGGTGATGTGCCAGGGTTGCGCAATGTGTTCTTTTACGATTACACGAAGAACCCAGCTATTTTGTCGGGCAATGGCAAGGTTGCGAAGCATTATCGGATGGCGTACAGCGTTAACGAGAATTCGGATCTTGATAAGGTTCGTGCGTTTGTTGCGCGTGGTGGTACTGCCGCGATTGTTACGTCACGCAAGAAATCTGATGCACCGCCGAAGCGGTTTATGGGGTTGCGTGTTGTTGATGGTGATGCCACGGATAATCGTTATGACGAGCGTGGTGTGTGGGTTGATCTTGCCGCTAAGGGTAAGGCCCGTGCGCTTATTGGTGTCAACGACTTCGTGCGTACTATTTAGTCAAGGGTGATCTTGTGTCGGGTTTGCATATGCAAACCCGACATACGAATAAAAAAAAAAACAACAAACATAAAAGGAGAAATGCAATGTCAATTTATTCAACCAACTATTCCATTACGGAAATGGATGATCAAGAACTAAAAGATTTGATCACTTGTAAATATGTCGAGTTCAATGCGCTTAAGCAAGAGCTAAATAATCTTGCTGAAGAGGCATCGTCCCGCACCAATGGTTATCGGAATTTGTTGAATTCCGTAATTACATCAATCATGGTTAACGAATATGTGGCTTGATCAAATTGAGTTACTCATCCTTATCGGTTGCTCTGTTGGTATTGGGGCAATTGTGGTGTACATGTTTGATGTGATCGATGCGCTTGACCGTATGGACATGTTTGATGTGCTTGAGGATCAAGAGTGTTTTATCGATGGATGTGATTGCGGTGGTTATTACATGTCATGGGATGAGCATCAGAAACAAATACAACAACAAAACAAAGGGGCAGATAAATGAACACTATTAATAAGTTGAGAGTTCACACACCAACAATCGAGTCGATGTTGTGTTGTTCTACGGATGTTGCGCGTAATTTGCGTAACTGGTCTGAGGGTTACTTGGATGCGTTGACAACAATGTTCACGATCGAAGAAGAAGGGTTCGATTGTTGGCACAGTTGGTCTGAGGGTGATCATCTTGTTGATGTGAACTTTTATACGATTACTTCTGATGCTGGCAATCAGGGGTATGGGTTCATTCCTGGGTTGTATTTGCGTGCTACTGCGTACAGGGTTCGCAATGGCATGACAGATACATATCAGGGTGTGAATCTGATTACACGTTGTATCGGCTGATATCAAGGCTGATCTTGTGTCGGGTTTGCATATGCAAACCCGACATGCAAATAAAAAAAAACATACATAACAAACACAAACAAGGAGAAAAAAATGAGTTTCAATGTTGATTGGTCAAATACTTTGCAGTACAAGCAGAGCCAAGAGTCAGGCGAACAGTTCCTCGATGACAACGGTAATCCGCCGTCACCGATCAGTTCTGTGATGTGGATGATGATGGCGTGCGGTATGCACGAGATCTACTTCTCGAATGCATGCGAAATGTTTGCACGAGCCAAGTTGTACGAAAAGTATTTCTTGGGTGGTTTTGCGTGGAGGATGTGGGATGGCAACGAAACACACGATGTTGTGTTGACTCCTGAGCATGTCCTTAAGTGTGTCGGATTGGAGGCAAATGTCGAATACGAATATTTGAGCCATTGGATCACGCGCACATGCAAGAACATCAACCAACAGGGTCATCACAGTGTGACCGAGGCCGAGTTGAAGAAAGAAATTAATGCTTGGTCAATTGAGGCCAACCGTCAGGGAAGAGAGGTGAAGTGATGAGACTTAATGAGGATGCGATTGAAAGATGGGAACGCAAATACGTCCCCATCACTAACCGTGTCACCGATCCCGATAGCACTCATGATTTGTTTGAAACATTCGGGGCTGATCTTCAGTTCGTTCTTGATGCAGATCAGGATCATGTTTGGACATGGGTTGATGGTGATGAGGGAACATACATCATCAGTGGGTTTCACTATGTGAATCGCATTGCCTATTTCATTACCGAACGTCCAGCACCTAGTGGTGGATATGAAATCCAGTATGAGTTTGACGATGAAGAAGAAGATAACGAAACAACAAACACAACAAAGGAGAAAACAAAATGAGAAAGTACGAACAACTAGAAGCAGTCGCATACAACTTAAAAAACTTATGCGAACTGATCTACGACACGATCCAGGACGAGGCACTCTTCGAGGGGTTGATCAAGGATTACATCGATGACTTGGAGACAGGTGATTACTCAATCATGAGTGCGTTAAAGAATGCATTGGACGAAAACATGGAGGTAGCGCAATGAGATATTTCGAAGTTGAGGCAAAGCAGATGGTTCACACCCGTTACCTGGTTCTCGCTGAGGACGCCGAAGATGCAATTAACAATTGCTATGACGGTGAGTTCATCGGTGAGTTCGGTGATGACGTGGTGTTCCAAACATATGACAAAGATGAGAAATCAACTATGGCGTTGATTAATAGAAATCCGAAAAAAGAAATATACACAAACCATAAGGAGAAAGCACAATGAAAACATTAGAACAAGTAAAAGCAGAACATCCATCATCACGCATCGTGGTGCCGCAAGGTGCAAGCACATTTCAGGGTGCTGCTGTGACCTTCAGGTACAACGATGATTATCCGTTCGGTGATCTTCAGGAGGGTTACATATCTTTTGATCCTCGGCCTGAAGAGATCTTCAATGATGAACGTCATTGTGATGTGTGGGGTGTACCCAACGAAGATATTTGGTTGTACATGGCGGAAGGTGCGGATGAATTGATCGGCTGTCTTTCAACACATGAGTGGGAGATTGTGCATGCAGTTCTGATTCCAGTGGAGGTATCGAAATGAGTACTACAGCATTAAGGAAGCAGGTTGATATCTGTTTCAAGGTGACAACATACGAGTTCGGAACCGTGTGGATCGATGAAGACAAGATCGATTCACTCAAAGATGATCTCGAAGATGATGACTATGCGCAGGAACTGTACGACAGTTCAATTCTCAATGAGATGCGAACTGAGCAGGATCTTGTCGTTGATTATATCCATGCAGAGTTAGGTGAGGGAATCACAGAGGAGTTGTACGCACGATGAGAAAATCAGAAATGATGTCGATCCTAAACAACATGAAAGACGATGATGAGTTGTTTGTCATTTGGTATGGGAAAGATGACTGTGAATTGTTTGATGAAGAAAAAGATCAAATGATTATTGTCGATGACCTTGTTTGGGGCGACGCCTTAAACACCGTTTACAAGGCTGCCGAGTTAACCAACAGCCCTTGGATTGACCCAATCAAAGAAATGCTCGATGAATGCGTATTGGAGGCGTATGAATACAGTAAAAACAAATGAGATGACAATGGACGAAGTGCTACATAACTATTGTGTTGGCCTTCGATCAGTGATCAATCGTGCACGCAACCACTGCGTGTACGAAACATCGGAAGGTGACACACAGAAACTTCTCGATCAGCTGACCGATGAGTTGGAAAGGATGGTCAAGTACACAGACCCCTACTGACAGCAAGTCAACCCTGATCTAGTGTCAGAGATAGATAAATACAACAATCAAACACAAACAAAGGAAAAACAAATGAACACAATTATGAAAACAAAAACATCATTCAGCAACCGTGAAACCCCATTCGGGTTGGGCGGTCGACTGACCAACAAACATGAAGCGTTAGAACTAGCAGGATTGAACTACACAGTTGACTCTGTGCCTCTGTCACAAATCACAGAAGCAAAGTATGCCAACAAGTTCCATGCTGCTGTTCGATCGACAGACGGTGCGATTCTTGGTGTGAACTCGAACAGGTTCGCACACTTCCAGCCTTCACTCTTGGGTGACTTCGCTGAAGCAATCGTGAAACTTCGACCTGATGCATACATGTCATTTGGTGGTCAATCAACCGATGAGCGAACACAGTTCCTTGGCGTCAACCTTGACGGCGAGCCTGTGCGCAGCCCAGGTGGTGACACAAGAAACCGAATCATCATGTTCACGAACGGAACAAACGGGAACGCCACGTTCTCAGGCCATGCAGTCACACAAGAGATGCGCTGCATGAACATGTTCCGTGCACTGTTAAACAATGGATCGAAGTTGTTTTCGCTCCATCATGGTTGGGGATCACATCGACTGCTGGGTACAGCAATGCAAGCCGTGCAGGAATCTGTGCGTGTGTTCGATGAGTTCGATATCGAGATCGAAAAGATGTTGAACATCAAGATCGATCGACCTATGGACATCCTCGGTGAGGTGGCAGGGAATCGCCCAACAGAAAGTGGTCGGGCGTTAACTGAATGGGAGAAACGCTTTGACGAACTAGTCATGGAGTACAAAGCAGACTTCAATACGAACCTGCGCGGTACCGCATGGGGAATCGTTATGGCAGCTGAGGGAACCGATGAGCACCGCTCACGCACCCGCGGAAACCGTGACCACCAGCGGATCGGTCGACTACTGACCAACTCGTACCCACTAACAGAACGGGCACTGACACTCGTCAGTTGATCAACCCTGATCTTGGGTCGGGATGTAGCCCCCTGCGTCCCGACCCAACTATTCACACACATCTACGAAAGGAAATTATGAAAGCAATGGAACCAACAATCGAGGTGTCATTGACACTGAGCGAATTGAAAGCGACAGTCAAGTCGCTATCAATTGGTTGCGATCAACTAGCTAAAAAGATTGACCGACTCGGTCACTCGAAGCAAGGAGATGAAGTCGCAAAAGAATACATGCTTCTAATGCATTCCAAATTGGAATTCGAAGAAGCGTTGATGGAGGTGATGGCATGAAACGATTGAAACGTATCCTGCTTATTGCAGTCATCGGAACGGCAGGCCTTGTGCCTGCCGTTCCTGCATTTGCGGAACAAAATAATCTCATCCCCTCACCAAAACGTGTACCGCACAACGCGCTGTGCCCAAACCTGTACGACCGCATCGTGACAACCTGGGGGCGAGCACAATGGCGAACGGTTGATTATCTGTTACATCGTGAGTCACGTTGCGATGTGCGTGCATTAAACCCGAAAGATACAAACGGGCTGCCAAGTTATTCACTGTTCCAAATCAACGCCTTTTGGTGTCAACCATCAAGGTACTTCAAGCAAGGTTGGTTACAGCACCAAGGCATCTTGTCGTCATGTGACGAACTGTTTGACGTCGATGTGTCGTTCCGCTCCGCTCGAGCGATCTACGACTACGCCGTTGACAACCACGGGTTCGGATGGACACCGTGGAACATTTACAAAACAAAATGAGGAGAAACAACAATGAAACGGCAAGGTCAAGACTGGGGTTGCCTAAAGTGTGATAACAGGGTTACTGTCTATGTGGGTTTGTGTGAGCCTCCACGATGTGGTCGCCACTCGGAGGCCGTACGCATGGAGGTGGTTGATGGACGTCGCAAAAGAAATAGCAGCCCTGAAGAAACTGGATCTGTTTGAACAGGTCACAGAAGCGCAGAAGGTGAATGATCGGCTGCTGGCAGCCCAGGGGCAGATAGCGATGCTTAGGAGGGCCGCAGTGCGTGAATTACGAAGGCAAGGATGGACTCTTCGTGACTTGGCTGAAGAGCTTGACATGTCACCGCAAAGGGTGTTACAAATAGAAAAAGGCAGTGGAAGAAAAAAGTAAAAATGGCTCTGTAATAAGAGTCTGTAATTCGAGAACAGAACACAAAAAATAATTACGGCACATAAGTAACTTTTAACAAAACCCTTATAAAAGACGGTGAGTCGGCCTATAAGCGGGGTTCTGATTCAAGATCAGGGTTGACAAGCTCTGATCTTGAATATCCTTATCTGCAAGATAAGGATCAGTAAAAGTTGTGTGTGTGCCCTTAACGAAAGGGTATGCAATGAAAAATAATGTTTGTGTTGATGAGTGGGTTCAGTGGTTGGGTGATGTTCGTAGGTTGAGGTCTGCGACTATTTCTGTTTATCGGTACACGATGGATGAGTTCGTTCGGCATATTGAATCAGTGCCGTTTGATGCTGTCAACGCTGAGATGGTTGAGTCGTTCATGTGTCGTGTTCGTTCGAAGGGGCGTGTGCCTGCTCCTGCGACACAGAATCGTGATCGAAACTGTTTGATGAGTTTTTATAAGTTCATGCAGTCTCGTGGGCTTGCACAGACGAATCCTGCGGAGTTGGTTGGTAGGCCTGTTGTGCGTAATCGGCAGGTTAAGGCGATTCCTGATGATGTGTGGGAGTTGTTTTGGAATTCGCATATCACTGATCCTGATCGTGTGTGGGTTGGGCTTGGTGTTTTTTGTGGTTTGCGTCGACGTGAGCTTGTGACTATTGCCCCACGCCATTTTGATTTGAGATCACAAACGATCAATCATTTGGAACGCAAGGGTGGGGGTACCTATTCCATTGAGTACGGGGAAATGGCCCGTGTTCTTGCTCAGGGTTTGCCTAGGGTGTTGCCCGATGTGGATGGTTGGTTGGCGATGGTTGAGGCGAGTGTGAATTATCGTGCTTCGCAGAATGCTACGGTTTTGGTGCCGTTTGATGCGCCCGCTCCCGAGTTGACTCGGTATCGGATGAGTTTGACGGAACCAGGGATACCTGACCCAGGTGCTATCAATAAGAGGCTTGCAAAGTTAATTGCAAGGTCGGGGTTGGAACGAAATATTTTTTCCCCGCACTCGTTGAGACACACTTGTGCCACTAACCTGATGAGGTGTGGTGTCCCTGTGGAGGTACTTGCCGACCAGCTCGGTCATAGTTCCATTGAGACAACACGTCGTTACTTGAATACGAGTAATCAGCTCGGTGCTTGGAGGGTTAACAATGCAAAGGCTAATAGATGACAAGACAGCAACAAAAGTAAAGAAGCTGTACAAAGATGGCATGAAGATTGTTGACATTGAGGAGACTACGGGTCTTGCTCGGTCAACGATTTACTGGCTGCTTGATCGTGAAGGTTCGACTTCTCGTAGGACAAAAAAGAAAGTTCGGTTGACTGCTGACGAGCAAACTGTCGCACATCTTTACGACCTAATTTTGGAGCAGGAAGAAATGATTCAGGCTCAGGAGGCGGAGATCAAATCTTTGCGTAGGCGTTTACCCAAGAAATAATCAATTCTGATTTTGTATGAAATAAGTAAATAATGCACCTAAGAATCAACGGCTAGTTGGTTCACAAAAGTTTCGGACATAAGTCCGTAAAAATACGCGCCTTTAGGGGTGCGTATTTTTTTATTCCGCGTTGACAGTGTCACAACCCTCATCTAACTTCTCCAACGCTGGAGGGGGGGTAAGGGGGGGGGTGGCACTGGTATCACCCACTCGCCTTAACGGCGAGCGAGTGATCTCGGCAAGCACAAGAAGTAAACAAGACAAACAGTAACAACACTGAGAAAGAACGAGGAGAAAGTGCTAGATGATCTTTCAGACGTTGTGGTGCATCGCCCGACTGAAATCAAAGTAACAATCCCATACGACTATCAATACGGGGAATTAATTGCTCGTGCACTTGACCTGGGTGTGCCTTGGACTAGCGGTTCGCTTGCAACATTCTTTGAAGCACTTGCAAAGGGACATGACGCTGTCAAG